ACAGTATTGCACTCTTATTGTTGCATTGTCAAGAGAGTTGGGTTATTCTGTTTTCAGTTACTAAGGAGTTTCATGGATATTGCCTATTCGCGCCATGCCCCCGGACTAAAGGAATGGCTACGACTACGGATCAAGGCTTACGGGCACCTCAGAGAACTTTGCCGCATCACGGGCTTATCTGAGAGCTATCTAACTAAGCTGCGGGCGGGCAACCTTGACGGGGCGATCTCAGAGGATGTGCTGACAAGGTTAGAGAACGCGCTGGGGGTCAAATTTCAGCCGTCCGCAAAGTGAAGACAAAAAAAGACAGCCTTTCGACTGCCAATAAGGGAAACAAAACATGAAGCACAACAACGATAACGCAGAAGAACCGCAGATCGCACACAAGCAACCACGCCGAAAGTGGGAGAAGACCGTCAAGATAGAGCAGGTTAAAAAGGTCTGCGAACTATACAAGGCGACCCAACCACCATCTCGCAGCGGGCGATCGCCAAGCGATTAGGCACAACCCACGCGACCCTCGTGAGTGACCCGGCAGCGGCGGCGCTCGTCAATAGATATATTGACGAGCAAAACAAGCCCGCGCCCCGTGCCAAGCAGAAAAGCACAGAGCCGCCTATTACGACCAGTTGGCAACTGCCTAGTTGGACGGCGAAGGAGGGCGCTGAGACAGAACGCCTTGAGCGGTGGAGGAAGCGGCTTGGCTATCGGCCAATGGTTGGCGAAGAATAGCGGCAGCAAAAAGCGCTGGCCTGCGGGTTGTGAACCGTGCAGGTCAGCGCTTTTTTGGGCGGGGTGTTAGCTGATGACAGGGCACCTAAAGTAGACAACAGCGGGAGCATCGCAACCGTCCGGTATCTGCTGAGTAAAAACATACTTACCCGATGCGTCTTTTACGTCTGTCCAGTCGCCCTCAGTGAATCGTGTAAAGCCCTGTGGCGGTGCTACCCGATAGAACAATCCGTTGGCTTTAATCACGACAAACCCCAGAGATTCTAGATCTTTCCTAGAATCGCGCATCCCCCCAGCCCTCTTTGCAATCGACCAAAGTTTTGTAGCCACTATTTTCTCCGTTGATTTAATCGCTTTCGTAAATCTCGTCCAGAATCTCGTCCAGAATTAGGCTAATCGTTTCATCATGAGCGAGATCTTCAATCTCCTCAATCCGCTCTTTCCACTGCTGATGAGAGCGGGCAAACTCAATGACCTCGGAGGCATTCTGATCCCAATCCTCGGTTCCCCCAGATTCTCGATATGCTGCCAACATATCCCCTCTTGGCATCTGTGGGATGTCCCAGTCAACCTCGCCCGAATAGTCACCTGCACCAAGCACAAGAAGCTCTACCTCAACGATGCGGTGATTCACATCATCAGGCCATGGGCACTGATCTCCTCGCATCAGGTAGACGATGCCAGCGACGGGATCGGCATAGTGCCCGCCTTGTACTGAAGAATGATAGCCGGGGTGGGATTGTGCCATGATGGCCTTTGCCACAGCGCGCCGGAACTTGGGATCGTCGTTTACTTTGATTGTGTGGAATGTCATTTTAGCTACCTTGCTTTACTTGCTGAATGAACCGATCCGCGATCGCCCCCCAAGAGAAGCGATCGCCCCAACCTACCTACCGGGTGCCCGATCCCTGCGTCCTCGCTGGCCCGCCCTCAACCGGAGGCTCGTAGCCAGTCTGATTAGCGCTAGCGGGGCTGTAAGCCATCACGGCCAACACTACCCCGAGGGCGATCGCCACACTGTAGCGGCGGCGGGTGGGATTGTTTGAAAATGCATTCAGCCGATGGGGCATAATAGAGATTCCTACAGGGGTTAATTTGGCGGGCGGTCGCTTCGTTTGAGGCGGTCGCCCTTTGCTTATCTCCAATAGTGACCTAAAACTTGCAACTTGTCAAACTATATTTATTGCCTTACTATTAGGACATTAGACGAGTGACATATTCAAGAGGCGACATTGTGAGTGGGCTAAAGATTCGGCAGATTATTGATAGTGATGCGGAGGATTTTCCGCAATGGCTAACGGACGAGATCGCGGCAGCAAAAAACAGAAACGTAAGGGTTGCGGCCATCGCTAGAGCGGCGGACATCACCACAAGTTACCTGTATCGGCTCATGAGGGGTAAGGGCGACTCGGTAAGCCTAGAGGTCGTTCAGGCAATTGAAAAGGCTCTAGGGGTCAAATACAGAGGGGGCGATCGCACATGAACATGACGCTAGGTCAACTCGAAAGGCTAACGGATGCGGCGATCGCCCGATGGGAAGACAATGATCTTCCCCGACTGCCGGGGAAGCCGTCGCTAAAGGTGGAGCTAGTTGAGCCGACCCTCGTTTTGCTCAACAACATGGCAGGGCGGTCGCTGGGTAAAACCAATTACGGAACCTGTATTGTTCTGTTTGACGCTCAAAAGGTCAAAGCGGAAATCTTGGAGTTTAGGCTCAGCGTTGCGGGCGATCGCCCGTGACCGCCACCATCGGGCACCTAAAAAGCAGTGTAATAGGCTATCGGTGCGATCGCCATTCGGCGCTGGGCAACCCGTTTGCCATGAAGACAGAGGCGGATCGCCCTCAGGTCATCGAGGGGTTCCGGCGCTACCTGTGGCGGATTCTACAGGGTGAGGAGCCTCTAGCGGCGGCGCGGGCTATCAGTGAGGCCATGGGGCTGGCGATCGCTAGCACCGGCAGACGGACAACACGCGCAGAATTCATTGAGGCGCTGGCTACCCTAGAGGCTGCACACGATCCTGTTCTGCTGTGCTGGTGTTCTCCGCTGGCTTGCCACTGCGATGTGATTGCAGCGTATCTGGACTGGCGATCGCGGTAAGATATTTCAAGACAAAAAAAAGGCAGTTGAACGACTGCCTAGGTAGTAAACAAACAGGTTTTAGCGTGAAACAATCTTGTATTTTTCATCCCCTTGGTAATCGTATCGCCGTGGTTTTGCAGGACTATCAACAAATTACAGGTAAGTTTGCCGCCGCCGCAATCCTCAGTCTGTTCGAGTATTGGGCTAACGAGGCGATCGAAAATGGTTCAGACCAGTCTAACCCAGATCGGATCGAAGTCGGTGCACGAACTGTAAAGGAGTTTGAGGCCGCGCTGCTAGGGCTATGCTCAGAAAAGTCTATCAGAACCCACCTCAAATCGCTAGAAGCGCTGGGTTTTATCGCTAGAACGCAACGGCCAACACTAGACCGAACACAGGTCTACAGTTTTTGCGTGGGTGCCGTGCAAAACGCCCTACGCCACACAACACAAGATGAGGGGGCGATCAATGCTTTGGTTTAAGCACGACACGAACACTTTGCGGAATCTCAAGATCCGCAAAGTGATCCGCATCCACGGGGCGATTGGCGTGGCAATCTGGTGGGCTGTCCTAGAGCAACTTTACGAAGCTGAGGGGAATTTTCAGATTCTTGCCACCGATCTTTGGTTGGAAAGCATTGCAGACGACCTAAAACTTTCAGACGACAGAACACTGAACCGCGTCCTAGATACTTTTTCAGACATCGGCTTGATTGATTCGCAACTTTGGCAGGGTGAGAAAATAGTCTATTGCCATTCGATCGCTGAAAGGGGCGATGCCTACGTCGCTCAGCGGTTAAAAGCCACGGCGAAGAAGCAAAAACAGCGTGAAAAAAAGGCATCTGTCCCCACCTTGTCCCCCGGGGACAAAGCACTTGTCCCCGGGGACAAAAAGGGGACAAGGGGACAAATGCCAATTGTCCCCCTCTCAGATCTAGATCTAGATCTAGATCAAGAATTAGATCTAGATCCGGATCTAGATCCGGATCTAGATAATCAAGATTTAGAGAGAAAGAAAGAAAGAGAAAAAACAGAAAATCAAGAAAATCAAGAATCTCTCTCTCCAGAAAAAACAAGAGGATCAGGATCAGCGGCCAAGATGAACTCAAACTGGACTGCTAGAGCAGCATCCCCAAAACTGAGATACCCAGAACTGCTAGAACATGGCTTGGCTTGGATAATGAATGGCTCTGGCTACACCGATTTTGATGATCGGATGCTAGCGGTTGTGAGCAATCACCTGACAAAATACAAACTGCCAAACGGATCGGCAGACGTTAAGCGGTGCCTAGGAAACAAGATCCGTGGAGGTGACTTTGGCTGGCTAACCCTAATGGCTCAAGAGGCTCTAGGCACTGAAGAAACCTCCGAGGGCAACGTGACAACCGCAATTGTCAAGCAACTGACCCGCCTAAAAATGAACGGTGCGCTACCTGATGACTGGTTTCAGAAAACCGGGAAGGAAACCGTCGCAGACCTGACAACCACTCAGGCCGCTGAATACCTCAATCATCTCAAGACCCTAGTAGGAGAGCCAGACCATGCTTGCTGAAAACCGATTTCCCAGACAAAGGCCGGATGACGAAGCCACGCAGCCACAGAGTATCGAAGTTGAGATTGCACTGATTGGCGGACTGCTCCTAGACCCCAATGCGATCGCCCGTGTTCGAGATGTCCTCAAGCCTGAGTATTTTTACTCGGGTGCGCACGGGCTGATCTATCGGGCGATCGCCACCCTGCACGACCAGGGCAACCCTACGGATCTGTCGTCCGTCTGCAATTGGCTGCACACGGCAAAAAAGCTTGAGGTAGTCGGTGGACAGGCAGGGATGGCTAGGTTTTTGGATGAGGCTGTATCGGCGCTAAACGTTGACTACTACGCTGAGCTAATCGTTGACAAATGGTTGAGGCGGCGATTAATCGCGATTGGCCAGGATCTCAAGGATTTGGGTCAGAGTGACCCCGGATCTTGGCCAGAGATTAGCCAAAAGGCCGAAGCGGCGGTCTATTCGCTGTTGTTGCACTCTGGCGTTAAGTCTGATTTGAGGAAGTTCGACCAGATCGCAATTGAGCGTGTTGAGCATTGTGAGGCATTAGACAAGCAAACAACGCCCACAGCGCTATCCACTGGCTACCACGACCTCGACAACTTGACCCGTGGGGGAGTTAAGCCCGGCAAATTGTGGATCACCGCAGGACGGCCTGGAATGGGGAAGTCAGCGCTAGCTGTCTGCCGCGCTTGCCATATTGCGAAAACTCACAATGTTCCAGTTTTTATCTTTTCGATGGAAATGGACGCTGGGGAAGTCTTTGATCGTGTCTGGGCACAGGAATCACGAGTACCCGGCAGGATAATTGATGGCGATCGCCCACGAGATGGCCATACGTGGGGGCTGCTGAGCAACGGTATTGCAAAACTGGCAGGACTGCCGATCTACGTTGACGACACGCCGGGCATAACGATTGGGGAGATCGCCACTAAGTCGAAACACCTAGCGGCTACCGTGGGAACTCCGGCGCTAATCGTGATCGACTATCTGCAAATTATGGGAGGTCACGATGAGGGGAATCTAGCAGAAATGCTCAGCAATACCACGCGCCGGACAAAAAATCTTGCCAGAGAAATTGGCACAACGATTGAGTTGTTGAGCCAACTAAACAGGGGTCTAGAAGCACGACCTAACAAGCGACCAATCAACAGCGACCTTAAAAACTCTGGTGGCATTGAGCAAGATGCGGACTTGATCATGATGCTGTATCGGGAGGAGTACTATAACCCAGACACACCCGATCGAGGCATCGCAGAAGTCAACATCACCAAAAACCGCAACGGCGCGACGGGTACTGTCAAGCTGCTGTTTGAAGGTGAATTCACACAGTTCAAAAACCTAAGGAACCCATAATGAATTGCGCCTATTGCACCAAACTGATTGCGGGCGATCGCAAATCCTTTCCAGAATGGCCAAACCTGAAATATCACCCGGTTTGTCTTGACAGAATCTCGCTAGAACTTCGATGGATTGCCCAACCCTCAAAGCCAACCCCATGAATGGATTCCTACTCACCTTTGAGGGCGGCGAAGGCTGCGGCAAAACCACACAAGCCAAACTAGCCGAAAACTGGCTGCGATCGCAGATAGACCTACCAGAACATCCCCCATCGTTGCCATACTCTGCGGTTATTGCCACCACGGAGCCGGGTGGGACTCCGTTAGGTGAGAATATACGTAACACTATTTTGGGTGGCCTTCACGGGGCACAGATAGGCCACCGCGCAGAATTACTACTGTTTGCCGCCGCCCGTGCCCAACACGTTGAGGAGATAATCGCCCCGGCGTTGGCTAGTGGCGCGATCGTGGTGTGCGATCGCTACACAGATTCCACCCTTGTTTATCAAGGTCTGGCGCGTGGTTTGGGCGCTGGTGTGGTGTTTGAGGTGAACAGGATCACCGCCGCCCCTAGACCCGATTTGACGCTCTGGCTAGATCTGCCCGTGGATGATGCCCTAGCGAGGGTTGAGGCGCGGGGTCAGGCTAACAGGATAGATGCTGAGGATAGGGCGTTCCACTCGCTGGTTTATGCCGGGTTTGAATCGCTATCGCGCTTCGACCGCCGAATCCAGCGCGTTGATGGAAGGGGCGATTCTCACTCTGTGTTTCGGCGGGTAAGGGCAGCTATTCAGAGGGCGATCGCTGGGGTGGTGGACGGACAAAAAAACTCCCCAGTCGCCTAAACGGTGGGGAGTGCAGCGGGCTAGGTTTGGCTATCCGGGGGCGGGTTGGGCAGTCGCCTAACGTAGTCCCTGAGGACTTGAGCCATGCTGACCTCTCGCACGCTGGCTAAGTACTCAAGTTTTGCGTAATCGGATGAAGACATCCTGATCTGTAGTCGTTTTGTTTGTCTTTGCATTTGGCGTACAATTGGCATACAATGATTGTATTGCACAATTTGCCTTAGCGCAAAGGAAAGTCGATCTTGAAGAAATTTGTAGGACAGTTGTTGACGGTCATCTTGGTTTGCTTCACCCTTGCTCAAATTGTCATCGGTACTCCGTTGTCAGTCATTGTCTATTTAGTCCTTGTAGCGATGGCGCTTTATTCGATGTCTTAGGCAGATCCAACTACAACGGCAACTAAAATGACCTCCAAACAGACTGAATACACCGACCTAATTGCCTCTTGCACAGCGGCAATTCCAAACTACGAAACTGCGGATTCAAGCGCCGTCCGTGCATACTCAGACATTCTGAACGCCCTTTATGCGGCTATGAACCTGAGTTGCGATAACGGCGCAACCCTATTGGTTCGCACTGCCGCCCGGGAAGTCTTGGTTTCGGCGGTCTATGGGATCACGGATATAGAGTCGTCAACGTTCATCCGTTGCAAGACAACCACCGGGGAATCTCAAGGGTTCTCGGTGGAATCAATACTTGAGATCGAAGAAGTTTAGGTAGATCCAATTACACAGGCAACTAAATGCGGTATTTTTTCGACTGCAAATGTATTGAAGACGGTTCCACGATCGCCCTTATCTCAGTTGGGATTGTCGCTGAGGATGGCCGGAAGCTCTACTTTGAAAACGCGGGCGCTGATTTGTCCAAAGCAGGCGAGTGGGTAGCAAAAAACGTAGTTTCCAAACTCTGGTCAAGACAGCCAGAAAAGCGGGAATTCAACGCATGGGTTCGAGATGGCGGGGTCGGTGGGCTTAGGACTCACAAGGAGATCGCCAACGAAGTTCGTATGTTCTGTGACCCCCAGACTCATGGAATACCAGAGTTCTGGAGGTTCTATGAGACCGAAAGTTCTCGGGAGGCTTTTCGCCAGTTAATTGGATCGTTGAAGGGTCTTCCTCCTGACGATCCAATGGATTTCAGATCTATCAAACACTTGTGGCAAGATCTGGGCAATCCTCCGTTGCCAGTCTATAAGGATCTAAAACATCATGCCCTTGCTGATGCTCAGCGGGGTAAGCAGGCTTGGCAGTTCTTACAGGACGAGTGGGATCGGCTGTTAGATAAAGCTAAAGCAGGTAACTAAGTAATGACCAACAACCACAACCACGACCACACTCGCCCAACCGCCCGCCTAATTGCAGGCGCGCCGGGAATCTCTGACCCGGCGGCAGTAGAGCAAAACCTAGCTGCCGCGATCGCCCTATACCCTGCGGTCTTCGCCGAGTTGACCGCCAAAACAGCCCCGGCGCTAACGGCGATCCTGTTAATCGCCTGCCAACGCATGATCAGCGCTTCTGATGATTCACTGCCGTGGCTGGCGATCCGTGGTAGCCTGCTCCACGCCTATCTTCTGGCAAACGAGGGGCTAGTTCAGGAGGGCGGGAAAGAGCAACCCTAAAAGATCCTTGGCTAAACCCTTGCAATACTTTGGTTAAGCTGCTATATTCATTGTGTTGAGACAAAAGCCAAGCCAGCCAAGGGAATCAAAAATGCAAGCACAAATGACAGCGACCGAAACACTGCTCGAATCAATCAAAGACATTGTTGAGGAGGGCTTCAACTTTGAAAATGATACCCAGATTTATCTCGATCCAGAATCAGCCCGATTGTACACATTTCATTCTCGAGGTTCGATCCCCGCCACCGCTTACAATGGCATCGATCAGCACGTCCTCACTGTCAGGAGTTTGGCGATCCCGTCATCTGTCGAAAGATACCTCCTAAAGATGGTAGGCACGTTAGCTTTTGTTCTAAATTCGTACAAGGGCACGGATTGGGACGGTCATAATCAGATCGGAGTCTGGTCAGACGAGGCGTTGGAATCGCTCGAAGTCCTATCCGGCGAAGCTCACGGGAATGAGTGGATCGCCTATTACTGGGATGCTTGCGATTGGTTTGAGCCAAGCCTAGACGAACTTAAGTTCCGATGGGAACAAGGGGAGACGGCTGAGCAAATCATCGATGACGAAGGTTGTGGAAGTGAAGACTGCCTAGACGGTATGTGCGATCGCGACGAAGCGGTTGCATGGCTGAAAGCAGAAATCGCTGAGTGGGAAGAAGAGGCAAAAGAAGAGGCAGAAGATGCTGAGTAAAAGCAAAGGCGGCAGGGGGATTAGATCGGCTGATCCATCTGTAGGGATAGGGGTATCAATGCCTACCTCCCTAAAAGCACTCCTAGAAGACTACGCACGGGCGGCGGGCATCCCTCGCAGTACGGCGATCGTCCTAGCGGTAGAAATGGCGCTACCCTCAATGTTGGCAGAACTAAAAAACAAATGACACCAATCATCGATCCCCTTTTCCGGGTTGAGACAATCGCCCGCACCCCCAACCCTCAGCAGTTAGCATGGTTAGCGGCTCATCAGTGCGTATCTGATCAGCCCGCCGTGGACTGCGATCGCCCCACCGAAGCGAACGCCGGGGAGTATGTTGTTAAGCACCTGCTGAAAGGCAACCGGGGGCACTATTCCCCCTTGGAAGCTCCTCAGATCAGCTTTAACGTGGTTGACTTCCCTCATAGCGTCATGCAGCAAATCCGCACCCACCGCATCGGCTGGCATTTTTCGGTGCAATCGTTCAGGTACACCAGCGCCCGAATCGTTAGCGTGGCAAATGGTGAACTAGACCCTGAGAGATTTGCCTATCTGCGCCCCGTGGGAGCGTACACCGACCGCCAAGGCAAGCGGTATGAGTACACAGAGAAACAGCGTACAGACGATATGGATTGGGCACTAAAGGCTGCGATCCGCTATGCCGAACGGATGCAGGATGGCTATTCCGAAGAACACGCGCGGGGCGGTTTGCCGTTCGACGTTCGCCAAAGCTGGGTGATGTCTGCAAACGTGCGATCCTTAATGCACCTGTTCGACCTGAGATCGAAGGCCGATGCGCAGTTAGAATGTCAACAACTCTGCGAGTTACTGTGGCCGCATTTTGAGGAGTGGGTGCCTGCGATCGCAGAGTGGTATAAGGAAAATAGATTAGGGAAAGCGAGGCTTGCACCATAATGAAACTCTTTACAGCCGTTAGAGTGTTTTTCCTAAAAAGGAGCCACCATTACGCCATTAGCCTTGCTCTGTTTATGGACTCCTCTGGTACGAACGACATCAAAAAATACGAGTTCGCAGTCAGGAAAGACGGCATCAACGTCGAACATTGCCCTAGCCGTGTCAATGATGATGAGGGATGGAACATCACGATCCGCTGGGATGGCACCACGAAATATATCAATCCTCCCCCGCACTGGGACGTAAACAAGCCAGTTTGAAAATATAGCCGATATTTGCAACTCAGCGATCTGAGTTGCAAATATAGAAACGATCCCAATATTAAAATTATGGCATTCGACTGGGCAACCAATATCGACCCCTTGCAACGATTGCAAATCCTCCCAACACTGGGCGATGACTGGGATGGATACGGAGCGCCGGGGTTTTCGATGCCGCATTGTCGTCGTGCGTCCACCCTGTACCTAAAGATCTGCCACTACGCATTAGTGAAAAGGCTCAACGCAGCACAGATCGCGCCATTCATTGCGCCCTGTTATGGAGCGATCCTGTTTGATTGGGCTGGCCGCAGATTCACACACAATCAACTGCAACTCATTGTGCCAGCCGCAATGGACAGCCCGCTAGAGTTTTTGAAGTGTTCGGACGGCCTAGAGGAAGAAGGGACGTTTCGGGCGGATGATGTGAATGAGTTACTAGATTGGCTATTAAAGAAGAAAACAAATGCAATCATCTCTAGAGATCTGGACAGCACACAAGATTGACATCGAGCGACTGCTTATCGAATACCCAAATGGCACTGGACTAAAACAGGAATTACAGGCGGCGGACGAGGCGCTAGAGGCGATCGCCAACGGCACCTATAGCGATACCGAAATGTGCAAGGACTTTTTGCAATCTATTGGCGATCTAACCCCGAAGATTGCAGAGATTGCCAAGCCCCCAGCAGGCAACCCTTTAGAGTACTGGACAGGCCAAAAGCTATACGTGCAACGGTTGCTAGATGAAGAGCCAGAGTGTCCCGTGCTGAGGGATGGGCTAGATGAGGCCGTCAGCGAGTTAGCGGCGATCGCACACGGCAGCTATGAGGAATCGGTTATTCTGCACTTGAATCTTAAGATCGAGGGTTAAGCCTACCGGATCTTGCAAATATTGGCATACTTTGCCAGTAGTGCGGACATCCAATAGATCCGGGCGTGAAGGGTCTGCGTTTTCAGCACATCCTCCTCAAGGATGCTCAAAATATCATCGCGAAACAGCACTTCACCGGGCTTGATCTCTAACGCCTGCCAAGCGCAGAATTTAACCATCGCCCTCAGTACGGCCTCGCTTTTGTAGCCCTCTAGCACTATCGACAATGGCATTTTGATCAGTGTCACGCTGCGGTCTGGGTTGTGTAGTTTTGCCTCAAACAAAACGCAGTGGTTCACTTTGCCTAAAAACAAATCTGTGATCAGCTTTTTGCGGGGAAGTCTGTTTTCGCTATCCTGCAGGTACGCAATCGCTTCTGGATGAGGCGATCTATCGCATGGTAGTATTTCGGCGGCACGTCTGCTGTATCCCAAGAATCTGACAATAGCGTTGGCGACCCTGCAATCAACGGTAAACTCTGCTGTGAGGTTGGGGTGTTTGGCGGGCGTGGGTTTGGGATTCCTGAGTCGCATTCGGAGTCATTCATTTTTGGGGGGCGCTTGGTTTGGGAGGTGGAGGACATGGGCGATCGCTTCTCTTGGGATCTGTATACCCAACGCCGCGCTAGCGAACACAGCTAGACCAAATATTAGGGCGGTTGGCGGATCACTGTTGGGTTGGAATTGCCCTGACTCGTTACGCTCAAAACACAGTAACGGGATTGGTAGCGTCAACACTAACGCAAACACGTATACAGCCCACTTCGCCGGATTTATCAACTGCCCGCCCTTGTTTTCGCTATTGTGCCTATGGTGTTTCGTTCTGTAGTGCTAGATTTGAGGGTGTGTACCATGTCCCACCCCCGCCCTATGCCTAGAGTGTTAACGGTTCGAGGTGCCGAAATAACGGCGTTGTTGGCGCAATATCACAGCGCTCCGTCAATCAAGTTGCGCGATCAAATAATTGTCGCTAACGACAGGCTTGCCACTCAGGCAGCTAGTAAAGCGGCCAAAATCCAGGCGACCCCGTACCCCGACCTGTTGCAGATTGCGCGTGTTGGTTTGATCAAAGCTGTGGAGCGGTTTAACCCTAGCCTAGGCTATAGCTTTTCGAGCTACGCGATCCCGATAATCAACGGCGAACTCAGTCACCACCGCGATCGCTCCCCCGACCCACACACGGGGTGTAAGAGGAATCAGACTAACGCGCCGCTGTATTCTCGCGTCCTAACGAGACACCGCAAATGGCTCAGCTTAGGGATTAATCGCCCACGGTCTGACGCTGCGCTGAGTCTAGGGATTCCGCTTAAACGCTGGGAAGAAATAGCGGCAGAGCGGGCACGCCAAAACCCGATCGCCCTAGACTGCATAGCCGAAGCGCCACAACTAGAGGCGGAAACGGTGGGGGCATTTTCCCCCGTTACCGCCGCGCTCCAAAGGCTACCCGCGCTTGTGATACTTGCTTGCGTTCGGCACTTTATTGAGGAGCGGACTGTTGAGGATATAGCGCTAGAGTTGGGACAATCGATCGAGACAGTGCAGAAAAACATTCAAATAGGGCGGGAACGAATTGCGTATGAATGCCTCGGTTCAACTGCAAATTTTTGAATATACCAGCCTACCCGCAGCCTGTAGAGACAAGGCACAGCAAGACGCGCGGCTGATCCAAGGGTGCATGAAAACAGGCCGGATCGCGGCGTTGAACGCTGGTAAATTGCTGCTAGAGATGAGAGCGCAGACATGGACAACGGATGCGAGATTGTTCGAATCATGGTTAGAGGTCTGCGTGGGCATTGACCCCGCGACTGCCACTAAGCTGATTGCCCTCTACAAGCGCTTCGGCCATGTTGAGGGAATTGAGATTCTGCCAATCACTGAGGCAGCTTTCAACCAACTCGCCACCGCCGACCAGCGTATCGTTGACCGGGCGCTTTCGGTTGCAGAGTCTGGTCACCAAGTCAATGTCAGAACGCTGCAATCGTGGCGTCATCCTAACCAGGAATCCCTGTTGCTAGCGATCGGCGACTCTGTTTCTACCCCTACAATCTCAGGCACCGTCATCGACGGCGATCGCTCATCGGGTACTGTCACGATCGCATCGGACGATGGCATCCAGCGAATCCCAATCAGCGACCTAATCACGCAACCGCCCGCCGCCGTTCGTGCAGACGTTCGGACTACCGCTGTCCCTCAATCTGTTGGCTATTCTGAGTCAATCCTATTGTCGCGGCTCGAACAGTTAGAGGCGTTGCTAGGACGGGCGATCGGCTACACCCGGCAGGTTATCCCCCAAACCAGTGGGGTGTATCGGTCAACCGGGATCGAGTTATTGGAGGATCTAGAGGAGTGGGTTAGCGCCGGGGTGACACGATGACGAAGCAACAGGAGGAATGGCAGATCCTCAGTGTCTCAGAGGTTGCCGATCTGAGTAACCAAAGACTGATTGACTATTACCTGGCCTACTACAGCGCCGATGCCGCAAGCCAGATCTGTGTGAGGTTAGACCTAGACCCCACGATGTTCGAGGGCGCGATGCTGCAACTTGTCACGGCGCTACAAAATGATGCGTTTTATGCGCTACTAAGTGACGACCCCGAAAGCGTCCACCCAAACGTGATCCCTAGGATGGCGGATGCCATGAAGGTTCAGGGGCGCGGTTCCTACGTGTCTGCCCTGCTTAAGATGCGGATCATGTCGCTTGCGTCATGCCGCGTCCTAATTGATTTGATCGACTGCTATAGAGACACACAATGAAATCCGCCAACCCACAAGAGCAGAACATCACCCTACCTGATGGCCGTGTGGTCACAATCAGGGCTAGATCCGCAGAAGCCTACTCCCCCAACCCTAGCAATAGCAACCGTGGCAAACCGCGCGGGGTGGCTGCATTAGACGAGTCTCTACAACTTTCAGGGTTGCACAGGGGCATAGTCGTAGCCGCCGATGGTACGGTCGTTAATGGCAATCACGCTTACGAAAGCGCGGTCGCTAACGGGGTAGCCCTGGCGTGGATCGAGGTCGATGTTGAGGGCGATGTGGGAGTAGCCACCCGGCGAACAGATTGGACAGACGCTAGAGATCCGGCTGCGATCGCCGCCGCTCATGCAGATAATAGATCTGCACAGCTAAACTACGATCTTGACCCTGAACAGTTTGCGGTGGATTTGCAGGTTTTGGCAGAGTTGGGGCAAAGCTTACCAGCGACTCTATTCACCGAAGAGGAAATCAATTTTGCGTTAGGACAGGATGACTCATCCGAAATCGGCGAAACGGAGGAGGACGAAAAGGCCGTTTCTGATCTGCTAGCTGATGCGGATGAGGGCAAAATCGCCAGCCGTGTAAAGCCGGGTGAGATCTGGCAATTGGGGCGGCATCGGATCTGTTGTGGTGATTCGACCGATGAGGGCAATGTTAGGACGTTGTTGGGCGATCGCACGGTGGGTATGGTGTGGGCTGATCCGCCGTATGGGATTAATCACAGTGGAAAGGGAATTCAGGGTTCCGCAGCTAGTAACGATTTTGGGGAAATATTAGGTGATGGAGATACATCGGTAGCTAAAGATAGTTTTTATTTGGTAAATCGGTTATTCAAAAATGCAACTCAAATATTTTGGGGAGCGAATTATTATCCGTCTGTTTTAGGTGACGGCTTTGGGTGGATAGTTTGGGACAAAGAGAGAGAGGGTGACACTTTTAGTGGTGCTGAGATAGCATACGCAAACAAAGGGGTAAAGCTAGATGTATTTAGACACCAATGGCATGGCATGATCAAAGCCTCTGAACATGGACAAAAAAGGGTTCACCCAACCCAAAAGCCAGTTGCCCTCGCTGAATGGGTATTCGAGAAATATGGCAAGCCCGACGATCTAATCTTTGATCCGTTCCTAGGTAGCGCCCCGTCAATCATCGCCGCGCAACAGATGAACGGCGATCGCACGGTCTACGGATTTGAACTATCGCCCGACTATTGCGAGGTCGTGCTACAACGGTTCACGAAACTCACGGGCGTAGTGCCTGAACTGGTAGGCCATTTGTAGGAAACCGCAATTATCTCAAAATAGCTATTGCATTTTTACGGTGTATACCCTATTATAGAGAAGTAGAGAAACAGTTTAGGACATAACCCCATGACTCAGTTCAACTCGCTAACCCTCGCATACAGCTACGCAGACAAAGCAGACAAAATGATGATGGTCATCATGGGCGAAGGTCAGAAGTACTTAGTTTGCACCGCTGCTAAAGCTGAAAAGCTAATCAAGGCAGGCCATGAAGTAGCGCCCCGCCCTTAGTACTCAGCACAGCACAGCAAAGGATAGCGACATGGGTAGGAAATCTAAAAGCGAGGGCGGCGGCGAATGGAATCTGTCAGGGCTAGTCAAAACGCCCGCGCCCGACAATCCGGGTGAAACCGTGCCAACTACCATACGGCTAAGGACTGATCAAAAGGAATGGCTAGATAGCTACCCCGAATCAAACTCATATCTGATCAGGAAAGCGATCGACTTCCTGATGGAAAAATCCGCTGACTGGCCTTCATGGCAGGAGAACAGGAAATAGGCACGATAGTAACAGCCGCGCTACTATCCTGAACAGAACGCTACATGACTCAAATCCAGCCCCTGACTAGAGATCAAGAGAATGCGATCGCCTGCCTGTCTGAGGGTTTGACACAGGGCGCTACAGCTGAGCGACTAGGACTGAACAGGATTACAGTCAACCGATGGTGCAATCACAGCCCGGCGTTCGCCGCTGAGTTAGCCTCTGAAATCGAGCGGCGGCAGGAGCGTTCTAGGGGTAGGTATCAAGAGGCTGCGGACGAAGTACAGGACAAAGTTATCGCACAGTACAAAGCGGACTTGTTGGAATTTCAGCAGGCGCTGAGGGCATCGTACAAAACGCGGATCAATCGCGGGATCAAAATGTTCCAAAAAGCGGGCGCGCGCTTTGATGATCTGCCAGAGGAGTCGATCGGTATGAAGGACATTGCCCCGCTTGTCCTAGCCGCCGATCGCCTGTTAGGACAAGGGTTCGAGGGTTGGGCGCTAACGTTGGGCGTTACCGAATTGCTGCAGCGGATGGAAGATGGGGAAATTTAACCCGTTGGCGTATGCGATCGCCCGCTCGAACGAAGCCGTCACGCAAAGCTTGGGCATCCGATCCAACAAACGCGATCGCCCTGTACCTGAAATCTACCGCCCGCGCCGTGGGGAACATCCTGCCGATACGATGGCGCGGCTATTGCCAGATACGCTGATCCCTATGGGCGATCGCCATATCTCTGTTTGGGACTGGGCGGCAGACTTTAGCGCTGGGACGAAGCCGCCGCCGCGTGTTGAGATTTGGCCACGGGGTGGAGCTAAATCGACAATGGCCGAACTCATCGCGTCATACACAGCCCTGACCCTATCGCGGCGTTTTGTGCTGTACGTCTGTGGCACACAGGATCAGGCCGATCTGCATATCCAATCTATCGCTGGTTTCCTTGAACAGATTGGAATCCGCCGCGCTGTCAATGTTTACTCATCTTCAGTAGGGTGGACAGCCCGCCGCATCCAAACCGAGAACGGGTGGGGCGCTATATCTGTGGGTTTAGACAGCAGTGTTCGAGGGGCGCGTCTAGGTCAGTTCCGGCCTGATCTGATTATTTTGGACGACATCGACAGCAAAAACGACAGCGAAAACGCCACACAGAAAAGGCTGAGAACCATAAGCAGTGCCATCCTTCCGGCAGGGTCGGTAGATGCTGGCCTGTTGTTTGCACAAAATATGATCCACAGCAGATCGGCGATCGCCCGTGTTGCAGACGGCACGGCAGAGATAGCGCTAGGGGCACGGGTGACCATTGAACCTGCTGTGAGAGATCTGGAATATAGGCTAGACGGCGAGGGTCAATCAGCGCGGTACAGGATCATTGGCGGTACAGCCACTTGGGAAGAAGGGCAGTCATTGGCAGTCTGTGAAAGCCAGATCAATGAATGGGGGCTTCGTGCTTTTCTCGCAGAATCTCAGCATGAGGATGAACCCGATGGAGGGCTATGGGATAAGTCACGCGACATTGTGCCTTATCGCGTGTCTAGCCATCCTGCACTAATTAGGATTGTGCTAGGTGTTGACCCTTCCGGCGGTACGGGCACCGAGACAGGCATCATCGCAGCAGGGCTTGATATTACTGGCCACGCCTATGTTCTGGCAGACGACTCAACGACCGGCACCTCAGCAGAATGGGGGGCTGATGTGGTCGCCCGGTACAACCTACTGCAAGGCGATTGCGTTGCGTGTGAGGCTAACTACGGCGGTGATATGGTCGCCACGGTGATTAGGTCGTGCGATCGCCGTGTCAATGTAAAGTTAGTGACTGCCTCGAGGGGTAAGGCCATTCGGGCGGAACCAATTCAGCAAAAATACCAGCAAGGGATGGTGCACCACGTGGGGAACTACCCAGACTTGGAACGTGAATTGTGCCAGTGGACGCACGGGATGCAAAGCCCAAACCGCCTCGATGCGCTGGTTTGGGCGCTCACAGAGTTGATGCTCGGTACACCTGTCAGAACATCCAACGCGGGCGCGGCTATCTGGTAGGCACACTTAAACCAGTTACAGGTAATTCTGCATAATGCCCTGACCAAAATGCCCTCACAACCGTTTGACAAACCCGACTATCGCCCGCCCTATTGGACGGACGTTTTAACGCCTCTGTGGGAGCGTGTCTCTAATTGCTATTCTGGTTTGCACAACAGGCCGCTAAAAGAACGTTATCTCCGCAAACAGCTAGGCGAGGTGGATCAGGTTTATAGGGCGCGCGTGGAGACGGTTGCTTTTGAAAACAGGCTGAAACCAGCCGTGAAAGCACACGCTGGGCTTTTGTCGGAGTACTCAGTTGACGAAGATACGCCGCTAGATATAAGAGAGTGGATTGAGAATGTAGACGGGCAACGCCAAAGTCTGGTCGCTTACCTGCTTAGCCTAGATTCGCAATCTCTCCTATATAATGCGGCGCTGGTTATTGTGGACGTCCCTAAGACGCGGGCAACGGCAGAATCTAGGGCGCGTCTGATAACCGTTGGCATCCGTGATATTTACGCTCCAATCGTGGGTGAGATTGACGGCGTTTTGCAAATTATGCAAGTGGCGATCGCCCGAAGTGCAACAGAGCCAGCGGGTCGGTTTGGCGTGACCACCTTTAACGAATACTGGGTTTATAGCCTACAGGAGCTTGACGAACCTCTGAATCGCGCCGGGTATATGCAATCACATCGCGCGGTTGTTGAGGTTTGGAGGGATGAGGTTAAAGACGGACGGCCAACGGGGAATATTGTCGTCGATCCGTTTACCGAAGCAACCGCGATCCTAGATGCCACGGGTCAACCACTAGGCTCTCTGCCACTGGTCTGGTATTCGCTGTACGGCGATCCTGTCCTTTTCCACGGGATCGATACAGACGTAATCGGCGGCGGCATTCCCGAATATATGCCCTTGGTTGACCTAAACCTAGAATATTTTAATAAGCTGAGTGAGCAAAACACAGCCGAAACGCGATCCAATTTTGCTATCGTCGTGGAAGAATACCCCAACAATGCACCGACCGAGAGCGGCGATATGCTGATGTCAGGCCGGATTCGCAGAATGGAGGGCGGCGGCAAAATGACACTGCTAGAGCCTGCCTGCACAGCGCTCAACAGCACCCGTGAAGGGCAACGCGATCGCCTAACGAGGATGGATGCGATCGCCCAATCTTTCCTAACTGGGGGGGAGGTGGAGCGCACTGCAACCGAAGCTGTGATTGAGTCCAACCAATCGCGGCTATCGCTAAAAGGGATCGCCAGACGCAAGGAAAGCGCAATAGCACAGATATTCTATTTTGTCAAACGGTTTCAAGATCCTAGCTTCCCAGTTGACGGCAGCGCGGGCGGCGTTACGGTTAGCGATGCGGCGATTACGGCCCCTGCGAGTGCTGAGAAACTGACGTTTTGGTTTAACAATTTCTTGTCGGGCGGGATGAATGCCGCGCAATATCGGATCAAATTGATTGAGTTGGGCGAGTGGACAGACGAAATGACGGCAGCGGGGGCGATTCCTCCACAGCCAAACAGCACAACTTTGCCCTCTCTAGGACTAACAGGAGACGCACCTAATGCCGTGGAACCTAGTCGATAAAGCGCGGGTGATTCTGCACAATGCCTATACCACAAACAGCCGTTTCGCCAGCAGTTACAGTAACCTCAATCAATTGGTGCAAGGGCAACTAGACGCGCTAACAGATGAAACCCTGATCACACGAGTGCAGGCTGATCTGACAGAGTTAGACGCGCTAACGGCAGCGAGGGGCACGGAGGCGGGTAGCGCTAACGCCGCATTGATCAAGGCCGGATCGCTAGAGTGGTCAGAGGGGTCACGGCTGTTAGGGATTGATGATCGGTATGCAGAGTTGAGGCTGCGGGTGTCGCGGATTCTTGGCCAGCAAATCGCTACAGAGTCAAGGAACAGAGATGGGATGATGCTGTTCTGATGGAGGACGCAAACCCAAGAATCGCGGGTGAGGTTTTTAGCGCTGACCAACTATTGATTGAGTCAGGGGCGATCGCCATAGCTGATCAGGATATAGCCGCGATACAGGCCGCGATCGCCGAAGCCAACGCCGAACCTAACGGCCTGTCTCAGCTATTAGCCGCGCTTGTTTTGCTGCTGTTAATCAGTTCTGTCCCGTCTAACCGACTAACTTATCGGCAGTCAGATGGTCTGTATTATCGCGGGCGTCGGGCTGTGGCCATTCCTGAAATAGAACAGATAATCGGCAGAGATCGCGCAAACACAACCGAGCGCTACCGTCGCCAAGTGCAAGAATTGATCGATGGCAATATCACCCTAGCTGATTGGCAGAGATTCATGGCCAGTGACCTTTACCACTCACACCTACGGATGACCCAAGCGGGCGCGGGAACTGCCGCCGGGTTAAACGCCGAACACCTCAGACGGTTGGGCGATCGACTATCCGCAGAGTTTACCGCGCTATCAGGATTCGCAGCGGCGATCGCCATCGGTAGCGTATCCGCTATTGCAATGTTAGCCCGCGCCTCAAGGTACGCAACAAACACCGGCGCTTCATACTACGATGCTGAACACGCCATCAGGGTTTCACAAGGTGGATGGCAAGGCAGGCGATCGCTAGACCCCGGCGCGGATCATTGCCCTGAGTGCCCCGGCTACGTGACTGATGGGTTTGTCGCCGCCGCCGAAATTGTGCCAAAGGGCGATCGCTGTAGCTGCCGGGGTAATTGTCGCTGTCTAGTGATTTGGCGGCGATCGCTGTCGGAGTCTGTGCTAGGCTAGTCGCTATCCTTTATCCGATTACCTCATGCCAATTAAATCTCCTCGCCGTGGTGAAAATCCTGCGGATACAATGGCCAGATTCTTGCCACGCGACCTAATCCCTATGGGCGATCGCCACATGGCTATCTGGGATTGGGTGGCGGATTTCAGTTATGGAACTAAGCCTCCTCCACGGGTTGAGGTATGGCCGCGATGCGGCGCTAAATCGACAATGGCTGAACTTATCTCAGGATATACAGCGCTATCACTAACGCGCCGTTTTGTTCTGTATGTCTGCGATATGCAGCATCAGGCGGATTTCCATATCCAAGATATTGGTGGTTTACTCAATCAGCTTGGGGTTCGCTGTACTGTCAACGTTTCCTCCTCAGAAGGCTGGAGGGCATGGCGAATTGAGGCAGAGAACGGGTGGGGCGCTATGTCGGTTGGGCTAGAAGGCCGCGCTACTCAAAAGGCGCTAGAAAAGTTTAGTCCTGATCTAATCATTTTGGATGACGTCGACAGCAAATATGACAGCGAAACCGCCACGCAGGAAAAGCTAAACACCCTTACCAACATTATTCTCCCTTCAGGTTCGGCAGATGCGGGGCTGTTGTTTCTGCAAAATATGGTGCGCAGTCGATCGGCGATCGCTCGTGTTGCAGATGGTACAGCAGGGATGGCACTAGCGGCGCGGGTCAAGGTTGAGCCAGCGGTGAGAGATCTTGAATACAAGCTGGATGGTGATGGCCAGTCATCACGGTATCGGATCACTAGAGGTGTAGCCACTTGGAAAGAAGGTCAATCGTTGGCAGTCTGCGAAGGGCAGATCAACGACTGGGGAATTGATGCTTTTCTGTCAGAATGCCAGCACGAAGAAAAGGCCATAGCGGCGATCGCTATCTGATGCGGTGATGGGGTGATGGGCTAGGCACTCTAGCTTTGACCTTATCCGATCACCCCATGCCCATTGACACCCAGGCGATGCCGCCCGCCGATGGCGGTTCTCAAGATGCCGATCTTGACCTATCCAAGATCCCCGACACTATCCCAACTGAGGATGTGGGAGCGCTGAAACGAGCCTACGAACGGCAAAAGCAAATCGTCGCCGAACAATCTAAAACGAATGAGTCACTGTCTCAAAAAGCGGCCATCCTTGACAGATTGACGCAGCAAGGGGTTGACCCTGCTACAATTCCCGCGCTATTGGCAGAGCTAAAAGAACAGCAAAACGCTGCAGACACTGCTGCGAAACTGCGGGCGGAGTTGGAATTTGCTCACGCAGCAAAGCTCAAAACAACCACAGAAGGCTACGAAATCCAGTTAACGGCGCTCGATAACTATGTTCGGGTTCGTGCCAATGAGCAGACCTTGGACGGCATTTTCCTTGAGGGCGGCGGCGTTGCCAGCAATGCGCTCGAGATGCAACAATTCCGCAATCTTGTCGCCATGTTCGTTGATCTGGAATCCGCCCCAATCAAGCAAGGCGATACAGTTGTGGGCTACAGGGCTGAGATCAAGACGATCAAACAGCCAGACGGTACGCCCTATTTCGTTCCTGACTCAAGCAAGATGAACTCTCAATCGCGCCCCGCCACAATGGCCGATCTGTTGACGGCGATCAAAAAAGGCGACTATGGGCGATCGCTCCAAGTTATGCTACCCGCCTACAACCAATCTAGTGGCGCGGGTATCTCTGTTGCTGGTGGTCGGATCGGTGGTAAGGCCGTCCTTAGCTCGGGAAATATTGGCAGTCAGCTTGCCAGTATGACACCAGAGCAACTAGCCGCCGTTCGCAAATCCGGCGCTGTGCTGACAGATCGCTAGATGGCGATCGCACAAAAGCCCTTCTATTGAGGGGCTTTTTGTGTTGGCACCCTATCTTTGTGTGGCGATGCTGCACGGTCTCCACCTCTCAGGCGATGCCGTGAGGATCATCACAAAGGATTGAAGATACAGCCATGCCCAACCAATTACAAGCCCTGATCCCTCAGATCCTCTCGCAGATCCTAGATGTTCTTCGAGAGAATTGTGTCATGCCGGCACAAGTCAACAACCTTTATAGTGAGGAAGCTGCGAGCCAGGGGAGCATGATTGAGATCCCCGAATTGGGTGACATGCAAGCTTTTCCCGTCGTGCCCGGCCCGTACCCCGCCGATGCTGTTATCTCTGATGTGACGGCCGTTAAGCGCCAGTTAAACCTAAACAATTTTGAAGCCGCGACCTTCAGAATGGCCGACAAAGACCTTTTTGAGGTGGCGAACGGCACACGCAACCGCGCTGTAGAAAAAGCCGTACAAGCGCTGTGTCGTAGTATCAACTCGTCGATCTTTAGTGTTTATCGGCAGGTCTACAATGTCACAGGGGTAGCCGGGACGACCCCATTCGGCGTGAACACTGGCGTAGCCCAAGAGGCATCGCGGATGTTGACTTCCGCCTTCGCACCCTACCGCGATCGCCGGATGATCCTCAACGAGTTTGCGTATGCTAACGCGCTCGGTTTAGGTGTTTTGCAGAAGGTCAACGAATCGGGATCGTCCGAAACGTTGCGCGATGCCCAGATCACCCGCGCTGTAGGGTTTGATTGGTACGAAGATCAGCAAGTGCCGCGCCACACCAGTACCGCTGTTGCACCCTATGCAGTTGACGCGGCGGCGGTGGCTGGAGCGACAAGTCTAGTGTTAGACAACGGATCTGGCGCAATCCCTGTAGCCCCTGCAATCGGTGATGTTTTCAGCCTGCCTGGAAATATCCGAACCTACGTGGTGACAAGTGTTGCGACGGCTACTCCTACGGCCAACGAGATCACGATCGGCATTAGCCCCGGACTAGCTGCAAACTATGCAGACGGCGCTGTTGCCACGTTTGTCACGACGACCGCCTCCTCCCACGTTGCCAACCTCGCATTTCACCGAGACGCCATTGCATTCGCTTCCCGGCCAATCATCGACGTTCCGGCGGCGGGCAATATCCTCGAGGTTCTTCCCGATCCTCAGTCTGGCCTAGTACTGCGCTTTGAAGTTCAGCGCGGTTGGAAAGAGACGATTTTTAGCGTAGATTGCCTGTGGGGAGTGCTGCTAAACCGTCCTCAGCTAGCCGTCCGAATCCTAGGGTAGTCACAAGCGCGATCGCCCTAGTCTGTAGGGCGATCGCATTATTGGAGCGAATATGTACGATCTGAAAACTATCGAGATCCACAACCCAGACAATGCTGCATACAAGCTGATTATCAACGAGGCGGACTACGATCCTAAGGTTCACCAGGTATGGAAACCGGACACCTCCCCAGACACCGAATCCCCAGATACCGAACCCGTAACGATTCCCGGCAACCTAGATGGCATTAGTGTCGCCGATGCCAGGCCGCTGATCAAGGGTCAGCTAGATGCGGTTTTGCTGCAATACTGGCTAGAGTGTGAGAATGGTGACGATAGCCCGCGCCGGGGCATCGTTGAGGCCATCAACGACCAGCTAAAGCAGCTAAAAGAGATCGCTGCAATGTAGACACAAAAAGCCCCCAGTCGCATTAGCTACTGGGGGCTTTTAAGCACGCAAGGTAAAGTCTTTGCACAGTCCTTAGAGTTTAACACGGTTGGCAGAAAAAGCCCCCAGTAGCTAGTGCTATTGGGGGCTTACTCTAATAGGTAAAGTAAATGTCTGTTAAACATTCACTCCAGTCTAACACTGCTAGCCTGCTACATACAGATCAACCGCGCTTGATCGAGGGTGGCCGGGTCAACCTCATCTACATCGCCATCGGCCTTTGTGTTTTGCCCCCACCAAAGGATCGTCAGCCCCGGCACCAATTCAGCTAGCCCTTGATACTGCCGCATAACATTGGGGTTATCGATCGCACCACCATCGGGCAACAATATTGGAGCAAGGCCGCTATCGATCGCCGCTTTGATTTGCTGAGGGGAACTGCCAAACTGACCGCCCGCCGCCCCCACTACATCGCAGCCTAACCTGATTGAGGCAAGGTGAGGTTTAGCCCCGGTTCCCTCACAGAATGCGATCCACGGGCGATCGCCAGTCCCTTTGACATAGGTCAGCGGCAGTTCTTTGTGCGTTGTGTGTGGTGTTGCACCGCTTGGGTTCGCCCTTGTGGCGCTCGTGAGCCAATAGTATTTGGGGGTTCCTTCCCTAGCCCGTACCTGACAGCCAATGATCAGGCCGTCCTGATTGCGGGTAGGGCAAAGGTAGCCCGGTGCAAAGGTGTTGAGCGATCGCCCTCCGTTCACTACACCCGGCAGGTTGTCAGGGTAGTGCCTATCAAGCCGCTCCCATTGCTCCACAGACTTAAAGCCCGCCGCCTCAATCTGTTGATCGGTAAAGCCGCGCCGTTGTAGATCTTCACGGTCGCTAGTGTTGAGGTTCAGGGCATCTAGCAACCGTCGGTAATGGCGATCGCGCTCCACTGCAATCATACAGTTAGCCGCCCGCCGCGCCTCTCTGGCTGCATTCTCACGTGCCCGTTGGTCTAACCGCGATCGCCATTCTTCTGAGGTTGTGCCACGGCCATCGGTATCGGGTGCCCAGATAGCCCACACGCGATCCTTACTAGGTTTGACGTACCGATAACCAGGGACGCGATCGCCAACAGCGCCCATGCAGAGAATTAGGTTGTCTTCTGTTTCCCGGCATTTGCCTTTGGAATTATCGCAGATCGGGCAATTGTGATCCCGCTTAAACGCTCTGATGATTGCCATATTGGAGCATGGTAGTGGTTTGATTTTAGCAGTGTGTTGGTTTAGCTCTCAGCCCAGCTTGCTATGCGCCCAGTCTTGTAGAACACCACAAAGATCTCAGTTATCTTCCCTGAGAACACATCGTTGGCGATCGCCCGCGCTTCGGTACTATCGACCCCACAGATCCGCAGGTTTAAGCCTAGCTGCCACACATCTAGACCCATGAACTCAAGCCTTGGATATTGCTTGTTCAGGCTATTAGCCCATTCTTCGGCCTGTTCCATCGGCACTAATTGAGGGTCAACTAGTATATTCGCGCCGTTGTCTACAACTCTGCAAAGTCCTGTCATTGCGCATCCTCGCTTGTGTTCCCCGGTTCAAACATATCTGTCTGCGTGTAGCGCTGTTTCTGCAACGCCGCGCCTAGTTCGTCTCTAATGTTGGCGCTGCGATTCTTTATCCACAACACCTCAGTCCGCTGGCGATCGCCCATCTCTTCTGCTGTGGCGGCGCGGCGGCGATCTCGATCCTTGTCTACCTTGCCTTTCCCGTTGGCACTGCAAAGAGTTGAAATCTCGATCCGTTCATCAAAGGTTTTGGGATGGATAGGATTGTCGTAGCCGCTCAATATATAGCTTCCTTGGGCGTTGTCTAGCTGATCGCATAGCTGCTGATGATCTTCGTCTGTCCACCCTGAATAATGACCACAATCTGTATTGGGGTATGGAGGATCGCAATACAGCAAGGTTTGCGGGCTATCCCACTGAGGGATGATGACCGCCGCATCATCGCAAGCGATCGCAACATCCTTGAGTCGCTTTAGGCATTCTGGCATCTGCGATCGCCGATTGTCCCATGTGGCAGATAGATTTCGGGTATATACACCCCTGCCCCATCCTCCATTTAATTGATGAGAGAAACTTTGATTGATATTGGTGTAATAAGCCCACGCCTTATCCATGTCGCTATGTTCGTCTGGCCTCTTACAAATCTCCATAGATCTTCTGTGTTCACTCTCAGAGTATGGCGTCCATTCAATCAAGCTGTTGAACTCCTCAGGATGCTCTCTAGCGGTTCGGTACAAGTTGATCAATAGCGCTGATTTGTCGTTAATCACCTCCCTAAAATGGTGAGTATTCGTATGGTGAGGGATGACGCGCTTAAAGAAGACAGCACCGCCGCCAAAGAACGGTTCAAAGTATACGGTGTGAGGGATCGTATCAATCACCTCAACAACGTTTGCCGCTATGCGTTGCTTGCCGCCGTAGTAGGAGATAAGGGGTTTCGTCATGCGTTGCTTCCCGCCGTAGTATGCGATCAATGGTTTCGTCATGAGGAATCATCCCCCAACAGCCCGATCCCCCCGGCATTGATCAGCGCCTCAATCAACGCAGACCGGGACGGGTAGCCCAGCCGCGCCGCCGCATCGTCTAGCTGCCGGATCATGCCGGGGCGCAGGCTGATGCCCGCGTTGCGTTTTAGTTGGTCTCGGGCTACTTTTGGTCTGGGCATTTTTTGGTGGTTTGGTCTTTGTAAAAGCGGTTAGTAAGTGTCTCTGCCATTTGTTGCTTGTCTCGAATCAACCGTTCCGAGTCTCGCAAAGGCTTGTTATCCTGAGTGTCGTCTACAGTGGTATCCATCGGGCTCTCTTTGTGGCGGGTCTCTACAAACTACTATAGCTATACGTTATAATCTTGTCAAGTATTCAACTGAGCTAAACAAATATGTCACACGGCGATCGCTACACGCAGATTCTCAACCCCTCACCCGGTAACCGTTGTGAGCTATGCGCCGGGCTGCTAGGTAACTTTGTGCTAGGCGAGGTGCGGGTAGCCAAACTGCAATCGTACCGAACGCGCCACCCTGCCGGGTTTTACTCTGCCACAAAGATGCTGGGCTATGTTCACTGGAGGTGCCCCACCCATCCGCCGCTAGAGCCGTTGGCACACTAGGACAAACAATGAAGCTAACAGTCAGGGCAAAGGCCATTTTACGCGATCGCATTACGCCGGGATCTACATTGGATCAGACTGTTGCGATCTATGCGGCGGGCAATCCCTACCTCCTCAAGTCGTGCAGCGAGGCGATGGACGGCTATCTTTTGATACAATTGCGCGATCCACTAAACGGGCGCTGTGAATGGCTTGTAGACGCGGGCGCGGTTAGCGTGGATCAGCCACAGGCAACAAGACGGAGGCCGAAAGGTGCCAACCTTAATACCGCTGCATAATATTGATGGATTGCGATCGCCATCAGTGCTGCCCGCGTCAAATACCACGGCGCTGATAATCGATCTGACTGCCACGGCAGACTATCCCGATGGTGTGCTAGTAGCCTATGCGCCGGGTGAGGTTGCACCTACAGCACCACTCGCTGATTACGCAACTTCCGCCCGATGGGGTGTGTTCAAAACTGCCATGGTCGGATCCGGCGGCTTTTTGAGGGTGAGTGCGATCGCCCATCCTGGCTTAGTGGCTGCGGTCGCTGCTGAGGTATCACGCGAAAACCCCAGCCTGACTGGGCTTGCGCTAGTGTGGAACGCGATG